GGCAAGCCGCATCAGCTCGCCGGCCAGCCGCGTGATCAGATAGTTGGTGTTGGGAAACCACGGTATCTTCGAGGTGTCGGTCATATCATCCACGACCGGATTGTAGCGCACCGTCGCCGGGTAGGCGCCCGATGCCGGGGGCCAGACGTAGAGCCCCATCGGCTGGGTGGCGACATCGACGTAGGCGAGGTAAGGATAGCTCTGCAGCCCTGGCTGCTGCACGAACGTGTCGAACTCCTCCTGCGTCACGCCGATGAGCTTATAGGGTACTTGGAATATCTGATAGAACGCACCAGTGCGATGCAGGCGCAGAAAGTCTGTCGGCATCGGGTTTGGCCCCGAGCCCGGCGCGTAGCCCAGACCCGAGGCAGCAGTGTTGAAATTGAAATTGAAGCTCTTGCGGATAGTCAGAAAATCATAGTCCTGCAGCAGCTCCTGCAGGATGGCATTGAGCAGTTGCAGTGCCTGGGCGGTGAACCCAGGCACGTTGGCGATCTGACAAGAGAGATTGATGATCTGCGCGGCGGTAAGAGCCATGACAATCAGTCCTCATCACTGAACTCTATCCAGTTGTCCGGGTCATCCGGCGCAGCTTCTTCCTCCTCGTAAGCTTCCCATTCAGTCGCGGGCAAGCTTCTGCTCCCACTTGACGAGGTCTTCATTCAGATTGGCAATTCTTCCCTTGATGGCTTCGGCGATCTCATAGGCTTGCCGTTGCTTCTGGATTTGGGCTTGCGTGAGGCGGACATCGCCCTTTCGCTTGCCATCGGACCACTCTGCCTTGATTGCTGCATCGGCTTTTTCAATTTGTACTTGGTGGTTTTGCGCATTGATGTACTCCTGCTTGATCTTCAACCTGATATCCTCGACCTGTCCCCAGGCGAACTGCCGCTCGCTGGCATCGCGCAGCTTGTCGAGCAACGTGTCGAGCACTTGCGGCTCGCAGTCGCGATCGATGAAAGACTGCAACACCAGCTGCCGCTGGCCATGCAGAGCAACCTGCAGCGAGATGCCGATGGAGGGTGCTTTAAGCTCGTCCTCGGTCATGTCAGGCCTTCAGGAACGGAGCACCTGACACAGCACCGGTGCGCATTGACATGCGGGTGCCACGCTCGCGCCGGAAAAAGTCCTTCGAGCGTCCTTCAAGCTCGGCCTGATGGCTCCAAGCCCGTTGCATGGTCTCACGCAGCATCGCACCGACGCTGCCTTTGACCGTGTAGGTGAGACCTTGCATGTAGGCGAAATTGTTGACCAGTATCTTGTCGGCACTATCGGGCAGATCGATGATGATCTCTTCGAGTGGCTCGGCCAGCCCGCGCTCGCGGCGTGCCCTAGCGGTCAGCTCCTTCTTGACCTTCTCCTTGGCCTTCGCCTTCTCTTCCTTATCAATTTCCTTCTGAACCTCGGCCTCGATCGCCGACAGCTCAGCAGGGGTAAGCAGATCATCATCGTTCATGTGTGTGTCCATCCTGCTCCTGCAGCAGCTCGGCCAGAAATCAAGACCGGCCAGCCGGTTGCTGCATCATAAGCAACATAATCGCCCGGTCTTATTTGCAGATAGCCTCGATTGGGAACAAACAACAGGCCTCGAGTAAGGCCTGCTGTCGCCCCAAAGTTAGGAGGCAGCGTCCGCGCTGGATTGAGATCATCAAGAATGGCAGCGTCAATCTGCGCCAGATCGGCCTGGGTGAAGGGCCCACCGGTCACCGGTGTGCCCATGGCCAGCGTCAATTGTGCAGCATTGAATGCCGGCTGAAATGCCATGCCAGTCAGCGCGCAACCCGTGAAGCTGATTACCGCCATGACATCACCATCAGAAATTCTGGATGCCGGAAGGATGATCGAAGCTCGGCCCAAACTGCGACACGCTTTCGAGCCGCATGAAGAAATTCTGGTTCTCGATCAACGTGCCGTAGAAGCATTTCCAACCGACAACACGCAGCTGATTGAGCGGATCACTCTTATCCGCCTCGCGCAGGTAGGTGAACTTGACGTCGTCGAGCTTCACCTGTCCGTAGGCACCGCGCCCGATGATGAACGTCGCATAAACCGTGATGCCGGAAGCCGGCGCTGCCGGTGGCGTCGCCGTTGCCGCCGTGGCGTTCTGCGCAGCCTGCCAGGGCGTGGCCCCGATGCTGCCGATGGTCACGACACCACCCGCCGGCAAGCCTACCGCCATGCCCTGATAAGCGCCTGTCGTCGGCCCCTGCACTGCGCTCGCAGCCGTCACGCCGCCAAGCTTGGCACCGGCCATGGTCGCGCTGGTCGAGATGTAGACGTTGTAGGTAAAGCCGGCTGTAGAAGGAAGCTGCACTGCAATCGAACCAGTGGTGCCGGAAGCAATCGCCGTCGAGGGCGAGATCGCATAAATCTGGCTCTCGAAATTGTTGTTAAGATCAGTGCCAGTTACCTGCAGAAAATAAGGGCCACCAGCGGCAGTTAACGAACCGCCGGTCGTACTGGGCGTATAGGTCACACCGTTTGCGTTATTAGCAAAGCCGGTGAACGACGGCACCATATTGCTCTCGCAGAAACGGATGCCGTTGAACTCGCCAGCTTCATAGTTGTAGAGCCGGTTAATGTCACTATAGCTCCAGGCCGTCTGCACCGCAGGGTTCTGCCGCAGATCGGCAGCAACGAACGGGTGAATGATTGCAGTGAAATGCGGCATTTGCCGCGGGTTGTTAGAAGCCTTTGCTCCCCCTGCATCGGCATCGAGCTTGGTGTCGGTCTGCTCGTCGCCGGAAAAGCGCGGTGCGCCTTGATTGAACAAAAGCGCATAAGCCCGCTGCACCTCGAACGGCGAGATCACGTCACCGGCGACGAGTGTCGCGCGCGAGGCACGCGAATTGACGAAATTGTACTGCGTGCCGCTGAGCAGCGTCTGGAATGTATTGCGTTCGAGTGTCTCAGCTATCTGCAGGCCCACCAGCTCGGTCGCCTTCTGAAAAAGCGGATGATAGATCGTCATCTCGGCGACATCGGTGATGGTCACCTTGTCGCCCCACTGCTGGGCGACCGCGCTGACCTGCTGGATGGTCATGGTCTCGCCGATCGGCGGCACTCCTTCCGAGATCGGAGCCAACGGCAAGGGCAGGCGCATGTAACGCGTGGCCGTATAAGTGGTGCCGCGGCCTTTAGGCAGCGTGAGCGGGTCACCGAACTGATAGGCGACGAGCTGCCGGCGTGCCAGCGGCAACGTCTTCTCCGCAATATAATTGACGACGTCGCCAGAAAATTGACTGGATACGTTTGCGGTCTGTCCACCAATGGTCGCCATGACGGCCCTCGCTCACTGCGCGGGCCGGTGGGCCCGCTAGATTAAAACGTCCTTCAGCCGTTCTTCGGCTGTCGATAGCTTACGGGTCTGCGTCGCGCTGCTCTTGCCGGCAGCGGGTGCCACCCGTTCATTCTCTACCCTTCGGCGAGCCTGCTGGCGCGCCGATCCTGTTTTGGCAGCCCGCCCATTCAAGGCCTGCTTGCCCAACAGATTTTCCAAGATGATCTGCCGCTCGACCGGTTGCCCACGCCGCAACTGCTCCTGAAATACCCGCTCGACCTCGGGCGCCATGCGGCGATAAATGGGATCGTTCATGGCCTGCGCATCGTAGTTGGCCTTGTCCATCTGCATGGCCATACGTATTTCGGCCTGCTGCATACGGGTATCGGTATTCCTCTGATACTGGGTAAAACGATACTCGTTGCGCTCCTCGGGCGTCATCAGCGCGATGCGCTCGCGCTCCTGCTGCTCGGCGTAGGACTGCTGCTGACGCTGCCACTGCTGTCGCTCTAGCTCCCGCTCGCGTTCCAGCCGATCGAGCCGATCCTTGTAGTCGCGGTTCTCATTGGCTAGTCGCTGGTATCTCTCGTTCCTTCGTGGCTCGTCCGCAGGCTTAGCGGAGGTCCGCGACGGTGATGTCCCTTCGTCTTCATCGGCGTCAGTGCGTTGGGTGGAAATTTCGCTGTCTTCGTTCCCCCCTGTGGTGTCCTGCCCTTCGGCTCCGCCACTGTCGGCCCCAAGCTCCCGCTCCTCCCCGTCCTGTTCACCGAGCTGTGCTTGTGCATCGTCATCCTCGTCAGCCATGACGTGGTTTACTCCTCTCCTCAGCAATTACGTCGCCACTCGTATCGAGGTTATTTGAGCGATTACGTCGCCACTCGAGCAGCCCGTTACGCGGGCCAATCGAAAACGATGGGAGAATAAAGCCGATTTTGCTATACAGTCAAGAACATGAACAGCCTGCTTGGCAGGATACTGGTTGCCGCGGCAATCCTCATGTCCGTGCTGCTGATGCTTTTTGCCCTTACCCGGTGGCTAGGAGCAGAACAAAAACCGGAAGAAGTGCAGCTCTACCAGGGCATACCGCTCGACGCGACGCTGATACAACTGGACCGGCGGGCGCT